TGGAGGAAGATGACTACGGAGACTTAATACTGACTATACCATATGACGTAATTGAAGAACTCGGATGGTCAACTGAATCAGAATTAGAATATGATGTTACTGACGACTCTAAATTTAGATTAAAGGCAATTAACAGTAATGAGTGATAAACTAGATCCTTGGTTAGATAATAAAGAGGCACATGAGGCAATAAACATGTGTTTAACTGCCATTGTAAAAAGATTAGAAGGCATAGAAAAGTTTGTTAACGAATTGCCTACTCCTGATAAGACGTATTACAAACCAAGTGGGCATGAAGATTACTTAAATACTAAGGAGAACTATGATAACATTTACGAAAGACTGCAGGTATTAGAGGAAAAAGTATATGGGATGCAAAAGACTGACTGATATTCGCTTTGGAGGTGGTGAACCATGTACATTATACAGCCCAGAGACTCCTGATTTAGGTGTTACGTTCGAGTTTCTTGAATATCCATCAGATCCAGCGAAAACGAATATAGACCCTCTTACAGGGGAAACTGTAGACTATCATATACCAGAAAGAGATTTAAACTCGGTAATGCACCAATCTGTCGTTATTGAGATACCTGATCCACCACCTCTCAATGCAGGACCATCCAATTGCGGTAAAGTAACTAGAGATATACCAAGTAATTACCCTTCAGTTAGTAATCAGGAAGATGCGAGAGTATTTTATGATTACTATCCGAATGAACTATCATATGATATGGTTACATCGGACACTTGGTTTAGTTACCTATATGATACCTCTGATAATATGGGTATAGTAGGTACGCCTTGTTATCATATTGAAGATGAAGATGGTACAACTGTAAGTACACCTCCTGGTGGAGGAGATCCTTCAAGTTCTTCTTCTTATGATTATACTTGCGTACCTTGTAACAATTTTACCTGTTCTCCAGCCGAAACCACATTAAAGTATACAGCACCCCAAGATTTGACTGGCGACCCCGACTGCCCGCACCCCACACTATTCGGGTTTGGAACCACAAGTTACAAATTAGCCTTTAAATATGATGCCTTGGCAACCACACAACCTACTGGAGTCCAAGATATACAAATGTCTTTTACTGGTTCTGGGTATGTTGATGCATGGGATCAGGGATCAAGTCAAGGAATTACATATGAATCCTCTCAAAACCCTTGGCAAGCTACAGAAGAGGCATTTGGTACTATACAAATCTTTTCTATTTCTTTAAGCGGGGGCACTGGACTTAAACTTCAAGTAAAAATAGAACCAAAATTTGACGATTCGGGAACGTCCACAGTATTCTCAGGTACTGAATGGACTATACTAAACATTATGGATCCTGGAACAGGGTATACATTGAATGATACTACCCAATTGTCTTATGCACATACTCATCCTGATAATAGTACAACTACACTATCTGTTAATATTAAACTTAGTGCCGTTGGTGATGTAGAGATTGTTAATCCTCAATCAGGGTTTGATAGACTAGTAGAGGGTGATACTCTTAATGGTCATAAGATTTTACGTGCATTTCATACTGATATTGACAATTTTCCGTATCATGTAGTGTATTTAGATGGTGCAGGGAGCGATTTTACCAAAGAAACGCAGTATACTTCGTCTAGAAGTCACCAAATTACCGCAAAAGCGGGTTATGGCATCAAAGATCGGGCAATTTTGATCGGAATTTACGAATTTTTGGATAAATCCGTCCAATTTGTTACCGCAAGACTCACAAAAGGTGCTCCAGACCTCTTTAATACGCTAAAACAACCAAATTGTAACGTTACAGTTACAAATGGAGTAGTTACGGGGGTATCCATAACTGATGGCGGTGAAGGGTGGAATCAATTAACACAAGAGCCTATACTAGAGATAACAGCACCTAAAATACCTAAGAGAAGTGTAGGTTCTATCTATCAAGCAGGTGAACTAGTTGATGGTGAAGAGGAACCAGAGAAGAAAAATGCTTCTGTAAAGGGTATTTTCACGTCAGGTGTACTAACTGGTGTTCAAATTCTTGATGGTGGTAAAGGATACCCAGATGATTACCCTCCTCAGATATGGGTGAGGAATGTTTTTAAGGAAAATCCAAAAGCATTAGGTGTTTCTGCGTATGATGCGAACACACCAAACATAAAAAGAGGTATTCTTAAAGCATATGCGGAAGAAGGACTAGCAATTAGTCGTGAAACATACGCACATTGGGACAATTATAATGATAATTTAAAAGCATCTGTTACTGCTAAGAGTATTGATGCTGCTTATTATATCGATAAAGACCCAACAATCGATAGATACCATGAAATTGGTCAACGTAAGTACACAAAAGACGTAATTGATAATTTACGTCAGTTCCATGATAATGATAGAAATAAGGGATATGTAGATAAAGAAGGTCTTAAAGACCTATCTGACGAATATAGGAACATGTTAAAGAACCATGTAGAGGACATAGATAAGCATTGGAATGGTGTTCTTGACAAATATACTCAAGAAAAGGTACCCGAAAAGGTAAAATACGATGCTAACTACGTTCAGACAATACAAGGAAGTCTTACTCAGTTACCTTATGCTACGGAGAATACTAAATATTTGTTAAAGCAGTATCGTGCTGATCCTACTCAACATGATACGATATCAATCGAGCTTAATTGCAAGCCTATTAATGCGGGATGTGCACATATTAATTGTAATGCACCTGCAGGAACTACGCCAAACCCTAATACTCAGACTACTACTGACGGAGATGGTAATACAGTTGTTACAACATTGACGTATACTATGTCTGATATGTTAGGTGATGGGTGTAAAGAGTGGACTGCAAAGGGAGATTGTAAAATATATCACGATTTAACTAGATCAATGGAGACATTTGATCGTGCAGTTAAAGCTTATGGTAATCCTTATTCGTAAAAAATAACTATGGCAAGAGGAGCAGCACTATACGTTGGTAATTGTAGCGGTCATGGAAGAGCAACTAGTGCATTTCATCACCCTGGATTAGGTGGTGGTATCTTAGGTGGATGCCGTCACGCAACTTTAGCGGGTCAAATTGTTAATAAACCGCTTAGATTGACAAATAGTGTTGCTATTTGGCCACCTGAACCGCAAAGACCCGCAGGAGAAACTGTAACAGACGTAGTAATTAACGATAAAATACCTATAGTTGATCAGGATGAGCTCATTAGACACCCTACACCAACTAAATTTGGTACAGTTTCCATTGGTTTTAAGTGTTTTTGCATTCGTAGAACACCTGCTTGGCATTGTACGGACGGAGATAGTGGAGGAAGAGAGCCTTCAGATGGTCATATACGGAAATTATACTCAACTACGAAGACAGTTTTCGTAAATGGTAAACTTTTGGGTAGAATAGATGATCCACTTGGTAATGATACTACAAAATATCCGTGTAAATCCGTTGTTTCTGGTTCAAGTGAAGATGTATTTGTCGGAAACTAAAAATGTGCTATAATATAAGCACAATATATTGATTAATTCATGGCAAAAGCAAAAAGTGGCATAAGTGGTGGAGATTTTATCCAAGCACCACCTAAAAAGACCAGACAAGGAAGAGGAAAGCATACAAAATACGCTGCTACTTCTAGAAATGCACCAAAAAAGAGATATCGTGGGCAAGGTCGCTAAATAATAACTAGGTATTATGTAAATGTGATGTACAAAGCTTTGCCAGAAGGATTATTTGTTGCAAATAGTCCTGTTGCAGGTCAAGGAATATTCTCTAGAGTATCTTTGAAAGTGGGCACTGAATTGGGTATGTCACATTTAGTTATCGATGATGAAATTTATAGAATGCCATTAGGCGGGTTTATTAACCATAGTAACACTCCTAATTGTGAAAAATACAAGGTAGATAACAAATATTATGTGAAAGTCATCAAACCCATCGGACCGATGGAAGAATTGACTTTAAAGTACACATTCTATACGGTATAAAATGGCATTAAAGACCATTAGTTCAAAAGATCTTAAAGTATCACGTAGTTTTACGGATTTGGGGATTTCTATGGTCAAAAATTCCTTTACTGACGATGTATCTACTAAAAAGAATGACAATGCTATTAAACAAGCAGTTAGAAATTTAATTTTAACAAGACCAGGTGAAAAACCATTTCAACCTAATAAAGGATCTGCAGTACAGGGATTGCTCTTTGAGCAATTAGATACTTTTACAGCAGATGTAGTTAAGGAAGAGATCATAAATACCATTAATCAGTATGAGCCTAGGGTTGATCTTCAAAGATGCTCTGTTACCCCAATATATGAGGGTAATAAACTTAATATCACAATTGAGTATAGAGTAGTAGGTCTTCCACAAAAAGAGACAATATCATTTGTTTTACAGAGACCTGAATAATGCAACCGAATAATTTAACCGCATTAGACTTTAATGACATTAAAGCATCTATTAAATCGTATCTAAGAACTAGAAAAGAGTTTACAGATTATGATTTTGATGGAGCAGCTCTATCATATTTGATAGATCTTTTAGCATATAACACCTATTATACCTCATTTAACGCAAATATGGCATTAAATGAGTGTTTTTTACCGTCTGCTACTATAAGAGATAACGTTGTTAATATATCTAAGATTTTAAACTATACTCCAAAGTCTATTATTGCTTCTAGAGGGTATATTAATTTAGAATGCCCAACAACAATGGTTAATGGGGCATATCCTTCAACAATAACCTTAAACAAAGGTCCAGTAGCAACTGGTGGTAATTTTGTATGGTCTACTCTTAATAATGTAACTGTAAATGTAAATCAGACAACAGGTGTTGGTCTTTTCAAGTGTGTAGATATAAGAGAAGGTAATATTGTTAAATTTTCTTATGTTGTTAATACTTTTGCAAATCAAATTTATAAAATTCCTTCTGAAGACGCTGATATATCAACATTAACAGTAAGAGTAAAACCAAACGAATCTTCTACAACTTCCGATGTTTATAATCAAGTTGATAATGTTACAGGATTAACTCCTACAACTAGGGTTTACTTCCTTTCTGAAGGTGAGGATATGCGTTATGAAGTGAAGTTTGGTGATGATAGTATAGGAAGAAAATTAAAGGATGGTGAAGTTATTGAATTGGAATATCTTGTAACTTCTGGTGCAGACGCAAATGATGTTCAAAAGTTCGCATTTACATCTGCTCTTCGGGATAATAATGGTAATGGTTACACTCAATCGACTATATCTGTCACTACTATGGATAAGTCCCAATTGGGTGCTGCAGCAGAGAGTGTTGAGTCTATTAAGTATAATGCTCCTAGATACTATTCTGCTCAATACAGGGCGGTTACAGCACAGGATTATGCCATTATCACTAAGAACATATATGATAATGCAGATGCTGTAGTTGCTTATGGCGGTGATTCTTTAAATCCTCCTGTTTATGGAAAAGTTTATGTTGCGATTAGGACTAAAACAGGATCAGATCTCAATGATGCTACTAAAAAGGAAGTAGCAGCAAAATTAAGAGATTATTCTATGGCATCAATTG